TCTGCTTTGATACCAGCTTTGATAGCTTCTCTGATAGCCCATTGTATCAGTATCCTAGCCTCTTCGTTAGTTAAGTCTAAGGTAATGGTAGCAGAACCATCTTCATGCTCTACAAGGTTGGTTACTTCAGCCACTATGGTCTCCTGTTAGCATCTTGTATGGCATACATGTAATCACTGAAGCTAGACATCTCTTTAGCAGTATCATTGAAAGCATTGATGACTTCTCCTAATGAGCTACCAGTACGAAGTTGTTCTAAAGCAAACTTCTTAGTTAGTTCCATCAGATCTTCATAAGTTTTCATCTTCGATGACCTCTGATAACCTTCCTGTTGTGTGGTTGTAGTAGACGCTACAGGCTGGACCTGTCGTGCCTGAGAAGCGGTTCTTGAGTACCCTAATCCTGGTGATATTGCGTTCACGTTCATCATCATGCTGTGCATTCCTTTCCATACCGATAACCATGTCAGACAATTGTGCAATGCTTCCAGAGCCTCTAAGCTGTCCTAGTGATGTTGCTGCTCCTTCTTCATGTCCTTTACCATCAGGTCTCTTTAGGTGGCTGACAATCAGTAAGGATATACCAGTCTCTTGAACCAACATCCTTAGCTTTGTCATGATCTCGTCTAAGGCTTTCCTCTCATCGCCAACATCACCAGCACTGACGATGATGCTAATATGATCCAACACCACAAAGCTACATCCCAATCCTTTTGACATGAATCTGACTCTTGATAAAATATTATCAATTGACGTACTACCAAAATGATCAAAAAGATAAACCCTGTTAGTGCCAAGAGTGTGCTCAAAGGCATCTCTAAACTCCTCATCTGTGTATGCTGTGTCTGGTAAATGTAAAGGTTTGTTAGCGTGTATGGACATCAAGCCTTTAGCAGTGCGGACAGTAGACTCCTCGAGGAACATCAAACCAATGTTGTCATCTGTCTTGCACAGGATATGATACACGATCTCACGCAACACCTGTGATTTACCCAGTCCAGATCCAGCAGTGAAGGTAACTAGTTCACCCTTCCTAATGCCATAGGTTAGCTTGTTAAGACCATCAAAGGGATAGTTACATGAAGACTTAATAGCTGGTGTATTGATGTCTTCCCACAGCTTAGAGCCATTGACAATACCATCAGGTACATAGGTCTCAGCAGCAAACCAATCTTGTATGTATTCCTTTATTGCTCCTTCTTTAAGATAATCGTTAGCATCCTTGAATGGTGCTCTGTGCTTGACAACCTTAGCCTTAGCACCGAATAGATCAGCTACTTGCGTAGCAGCTTTCTTCCCAGGTTCATCAGCATCAAAAGAGATAACAATGGTTTCAAAAGAATCAAGATATTCATAGTTAGCTTTACAGTCCTTTAGTGCTGCCTGTGCTCCATTGCGGATAGATACTGAAGGATACTTCATACCATTCATTTGATAGACAGCAATGGCATCAAACTCACCCTCAGTGATGGTAATGCTCTTCCCTCCTTTAGCAAATAAGTGTTGTCCGAACAATGTATTAGCTTTGCTCCAATCTCCTTTGATGGTGCATTCAGTCTTCGTAGCTTCATGCCTTACCTTGTATGCTGCTACCTTTCCATCAGCATCATGATAGGGAAATACTACTTCGTAGTCATCAGTAAGCACTACGTTGTATGCCTTCAGTGCATCAGCACTAAGGTTTCTCACCGGTATCGAACGATATTGACCTTGAATCATAGGTACAACTTTAGGCTTAGATGGTGTGTTTTGTACGAAGTTATCAACATTTGTAGACAATTTAGTATTTGTACCACAGCTAAAGCAATGAGACCATGTTTCTCCTTTGTCATTCTCTGACACTGATAAGGCATCAGAGCTACCGCAATCATCACAACCTTGGTGCGTGGCTAAGTATGTCATTGCTCACCCCTTGCTCGTATGGCTTCAGCACACATCGCTGCAAGACCTTTGGTGTAATACTTTTGAAAAACTTCTTGCCGTTCCTCACACACCTTCGCACACGCCTCACGCTCATGTGCTGCAACAAGTGCGGCGAATTGCTCTAAATCCTTATGAGTGAAGGCATAAAGACCGTACGCAGTTTTTGTCATCATCAAGAGGGTTTCCCACGGCTTGCGTATGCCTTCTTGTATAGCAAGTTCATCCAGTCCGATGTGGTTAGTCACTGCTCACCCCTCGCTTTCAGCATGGCATCGGCCATCAAATACGACGCCTTTGCGGTGACGTGTGCGGTATGCTCATCGTGCGCTTTTCCGCAACTAAACAGACCTTGCATCGCCTTGGCTGCAAAGTAATCACGCAGGGTCATTCCAGTTTCATTAGGCCACTGCGTCCTTGGAAACGCTGGTCCTCCATCGTTAATCATTGCTCACCCCACACAAGCACATCCGCCTTTCCGGTGAACACCATCCACGCGGCAGTAATGCGCTTTTTGATGTTGATCCCAGACCAGCTTTCTGGTCTGGCTGGCGCCCACAAGCCGTTTTTCAATTGCGTTGAGACACTCCAGCACTTGATGTCCGTCGCTGAATAGACCACGGGTGTTCTCATTCCTCACCCCTTTTATACTCGGCTTCGCCTCGTGCTCTGATGTCATCCCTAATTTCGTGCAGTGCTCGGTAAGTCCATTCACAAGCAAGCTCTCCAGACCGAGAATTACCGACAGGGATTCGATACGTTTCAATGATCTCGATGCAGGCTTTTCTTTCATGTTCTGCGACAAGTGCAGCGAAGCGTTCAAATAATTCGAGGTTTGCGCCCGTGTATGAGACTGGGTTAAAACCAGCCTCTCGCGCCATCTTGATAATGTCGTCTCGTGTCATTACTTGATCCCTAAGTTAAAAGGATTATGCCAACAGATCCCAGTTGTATCCTTAGTGACATAACCACCTAAAGTGTAGATGATTTTCTTCTGTCTGTCACCATAGATGTAGATATCCCTATCAACCGTATAATTATCAACAAGCTTCTGCATTGCATTCAGTAAGGCATTCTTACCCTTAGCAGGGAATGCTGCCATCAGATCCTCTAACGAGCATGTACCACCATTAGAGTGCATAAACAGCACATACGGTGAAGGCTTACGCTTTCTGGGTTGTATCTTCTTCTTCATACGTTGAACCCTTTAGCATTCAAAGCCTTAGTTAACTGACGCATCATAAAGTAAAAACCATACTCCGAACATAAGCGAACAAATCCACTCAGTACGGCTTCAATCTTAACATCTTCATGGTAATCATCCAAATCGGCCTGTGTTGGCTCTGAAGGCTTCATAGCCTCTTCAGGTAAGAAATCATCGTCAGGGTACATTGTATTATCCTTAAAGGGTACATTGTTTACTATATAGGCTATGTATACATAGTAAGTACATAGGATATTATTCTAAGTATATATACTAAGTATATAGTACATAGTATACATAGCCTATATAGATTTAGGGTATCAGAGAAAACTAAAGTTGTCAATACTTAGTCCTCTGACTTCTTACGTTCGCTAACAATCTCGTCATCATCGTGCATCAGCGATACATTGCCTACAGCGCAGATTTCATCTCGGACATACTTAAAACAATCATTACATAAGTCTAAGTATTGTCTTGTTCGAACACTACGCCTAGAGGCTTCATAGTCGCTAAGTACTTCATTACAGGAAAGGCATCTCATTTTCCATCATCCTCCATTCTATCTAACAACATCATCAGTTTAGGGTATAGATCCTCTTTAACATCCTCAGCATGCTCTACTTCCTCCCATTGACCCCATGATGCTGCTACGCTGGAGTCAATCATAGCTTCGATCAAGGCTAACATCATTTGTACTGTCTCTTTAGTCATCTTCCTAACCTCCTACAATGCCGTTTAAACGCGTTTTAAGGTACCTACAATCGATTTTCTATTCAAAGGTGTTTTCAGATATCCCCTTTATCAAAATAGAGCTTCTGGGACGTCCTTTAAATCGTCCTTAGTTTTCCTTTCCTTGCTAACTTTCTTCAGTGCTTTAGGGCTAACCCAAGTATAACTAGGAAAAGGCCATCGAGGATCGCCAGGATAGCGTATACAGACTAAGCCATCAGCGTCTGGACCTTGAACAATCTCACATGGTTGATCATTGAATGTTAAGCTCATTTGGTTATCCTATATTGTTTCCTAAACTCTATGGTGTCTAAGTCTGTAAAGTTTTCCCTATAATGCTCTGCTAATTCAACGTCAGATAGGTTATTGAATCCACCTTCAGAGAGAAAGCGAACAATCTCATCATAGACCTCAGGGAACTTTACAGAGGCAACAGCATAATCTAATTCTCTCTTAGTACAATCATAGAGTATTTCAGACTTCTTCAATATGGTTGTCATGGTCTAATCCACTGATAGGTCAACAATGGGGTTTATGTCGTATTCAGTTATTTCTAAATCCTCAACATACTCATACGCCTTCGCCAGTGAAGCGAACCTTTCAAGGTGGGTTAGCCCTGAATACTCAGGATACCTATAGGTTAACAAGTAACCGACAATCTTATAGTGTTCCATGATAGCCTCATAGTGA